ACACACCACCGCCAGCTGCCGGCGCCTGCGGCGAGCGATGAATTTTGGTTGGAATGAACGGCTCCGCACCCTTACTCCACACGTCCTTCTTATCCTTGTCACCGGTAAATTCGATATCAACCTTGGCCGTGCCAAGGTTGCCACTTCCACCACTGGCCGTCTTTAATGCACGGTCAATCGCGGCACGCTTTGACCAGTCACCGAACCGTTCATTAAACGAGTTCATGCCCTCAGGTACGAATGGAACAGCCTTACCGCCCCCGCTCCAAACGCCGGTTCCTGCTCTCGCGTCCCGCGCTCTCTGTGCTTCAGCCCATCGGCGACCGGGCTCACCATGAGCAGAAAACCAAGCACCCTCAACTTTGTGCATGCCCCAGTATTTTTGATTTGACATGTACTTGTCAAAATTTGGATCGCCCCTCATACCCTGATCGGTGGCGTAGTCAGTGATGTTTGATCCGGCATAGACCTTTTCGAGTGCGGCCTCGCCCTCCGCTGCTGTTTTTGCAGAAATATTTCCGCTGATGATACCATGCTTGATCGGACCGTATTGATCGGAAAAAAGCGCTTGCCTGATGGTCTGCTTGCGCATCGCAGCCATGTTCATCAACTGCTCCATATTTGACTGGATGCCGCCTTCGTGCTGCATCGCGTCAATAGCAAACCGTTTCAGTTTTGGATCAGCATCCAACTCCTTCTTAAATGCTGCTCGTTGCTCGGCAAGGCTTCCACTTGGCGCACTGTCGCCAAGATCGGCGGACGTTTCTGCTGGTCCGCCGCCACCCTTGCTCTGCGGAAATGATTGACCCGTACCCGGACCGCTACGGCCCATTGGAGAAGCGCCAACAGCGGGGCCTGTGCCGCTTGGCATTCCAGAACCGGGAAACCCACCGCCGCCCGCTCTGCCACCGACACCACCAGCACCACCACCGCCGCCCGCTCCGCCCTTCTGGTCCCACTTCTGGAAAATGTCGCGCATATCACGAATTGACTTATTCGACTCCTTGTCAGTTTCTTCCTTCTGTTCGAGTAGCGTGCCGCCGCCTTCAACTTCTGCCGCGCCGGCTTCCATGCTCATCTGCTTTTTCAACCAGTCCCACAGGTCAATCATTCCCTTGACCGGACCGATACCGGCACCGCTCTTAGTTGTCGTCCCTTCTACACCCTTTGGCGGTTCTGCAATCTTTTCGCGCGCAGTACCGACAATCTCTCCGACAGACGCACCCTTACCGGTCCACTTGGTCAGAAACTCATCGACCGAACTGAATGCCTTGACAACCCAGCCGAACTCTTCCGCAGTCGTTGATAGTGTTGACATTACGTACGTATCGAAGAAACTTTTGAACCCCTGCGCAAACTCGCGCGCCTTCTTGTTCAGGCCCTCGATCCCTTCCGGTCCAATCATCCGGTTGATGCCCTCGATCATTGTGTACGACATGTGCGTCCACATGCCGGTCGAAATCGTGTCAAGATTGGTCATCGTCTTGTGATACTCAGCCGCCTTCTTGTCATTGAACTCCCACGGCTTGATCAGCCCCTCCATGCCCATCTTGCCGGCTTCCCACGCAGCACGCGACTGACCGGTGACTGTTGGTAACCATGACTTGAACCGCTCACCGCCGTTATTGAACGCTTCCTGCAGAACATTGTTGGCTTCCTGCTGCTTGCCAGCGTTCATTAAGTGACGTACTTGCTCGGCCAACGCCGGACTGCTCTTTGCTAGCTCTCGATAAAAGCCTGAAGTCTCCTGCAGCGCCAGCACTTCCTGCAGTTTCGATCCAATGCTAGCAATGCCAGACGACGCCTCGCCGGCATCGACGCCGGCAGCAGCCAGTTGCACACGCAAGTTCTTGACATTCTCGACGGTGAAACCAGTATTAGTCGCAAAATTGCGTATGCGTAGCTCGCCGACCGCGAACTGGTCGAGTGCTTTCGATACGCCAGCAAAGCCAAGTGCCAGACCACCGGCACCCAGTAACGTCTTGGTCAGACCGGCTGCCGCCGAATCCATCGCCTTAAGCGGACCGGCAGTATAGCGCTCCACGATCTGACCAAAACGATTCGTCTCGTTAGCAAGGTTACCCATGCCCTTGCCACCGACCTCGTTGAGGGCAGTGATCTTGGCCTTCAGGTTATCGACTTCCTTGCCGAACTGACCGAAAAAAGCCAGCATCGCATCGGCATCGAAATTATCAGGCATCAGTTATACACCAGCTGATTTGATCGACTAAGGTTTAACGTCTTAAACGCACCATCCGCCTCCGCGTTAGTCTTAACTCCCGGTGGTGCGTTCTTTATCGTAACATTGACACTAGCAGAAGGACTATCCCAAGGACTCTTACCATTGCCCTTGTCTATCTTGTCTCGTTGCTCACCTCTCTGCGCCCGCAGCGCAGCCACTGCCTCATCACCAGCATAGCGCACGTCCATATCATTGAGACTACGTCGTTTCGCGCCGTACTGATCAGCAAACACCGCTGTGTTGGTCTTACTGTCGTACGTGCCCGTCACCGGGGTCATGACGTGGCCACCAGTCTCGCCCGGCCGCAGTATTTGTCCCTGCTTGCCCTGATAGCGACCGTGCCAGTAGGTAGCAACCATGCTGCCGAACGGACGATCTGCGCTGTTAATCTCTTCACCAGTCGACGACACGCCCCACTTGTGCCATGTCGTGGCGATTGCTGAACCAGTTGGTGGTTTAAACCCGGCCGATTTCACGTACCCCGCAGCAACTCTACCGCAGGCCGGCCCGCTCATCCGATAGCCCCTTTGCGTGAACAATCGCTGCAGCCCTGCCGTATCGCCAGCACGCCCAAGTCGCTCGGCCTCGCGCATCGTCTCGGCATCGATCTTCTTACCGCCCTCGTCATTTAATCCTACCGGCCCGCCAGTTGCAGCCGTACTACCCGTATTGCCATCACCACCAGTACCGCTAAATCTCTCAGCAAATGTTGCAGCGCCGCCTGCGCCACCTTCTGCACCGCCGGCACCAACTCCTTCCACTTCGTCATCCCATCTCTGAATAATATCACGCATGTCGCGCAACATCCGGTCGGAGTCTTTATCAGTGTCTACCTCCTGCCTTAACAGCTCTCCCTTTCCTTCATCTTCCGCCGCTGCAGCCGGACTGACAATGTAACTACCAAGCCATTCGAATATATTGAAATCCTTCTTCTGCTCGTCCTCGTTCTGGCGCCGAATGAACTCCTCAGGACGCAGTCTACCGCCTTGCTCCCAGTCGCGCGTCTTGCCGTGCTCTTCAAACCAAGCAATAATGGCCTTGGCTTCTGCAAACGTCGTCCTCAGTGTCGGCATCACGCTGTCGTCGAAGAACTTCTTAAAATTATCAGCAAACGCCTTTGCCTTTTTGTTCAAGTCCTCCAGACCGTCACTGCCGGTCAACTTGACCAGACCCTCCAACACCGTATAGGTCATCGAAGTCCACACACCAGTAAAGATCGTCTCGAGATTGACCATCGTCCGGTGATACTGGCGCGCCGCTTCCTCGTTGAACTCCCACGCCGGGATCAGCCCCTGCATGCCGGTACGTTGTGCTTCCCATGCCGCCTTCGACTGACCCGAAATCCCCGACAGGTAGATTTTGAACCGCTCGCCACCGTTATTAAACTTCTCCTGCAGATAGTTGAGCGCTTCCTGCTGCTTGCCGGCATTGACCAGATGGCGCACGTATTCCGCCATCTGCGGCTCGCTCGCCTGCAGTGCCCGATAGAACGGCGACGTTTCTTGCAGCGCCAGCACTTCCTGCAGCTTGGCACCAACGCTACCGATACCCTGAGCCGCTTCGTCAGCACTAAGGCCAGCAGCAGACAGCTGTACGCGTAAGTTCCTGATAGCGCCAGTAGTAAAGCCGGTGTTGGTCGCAAAATTACGCAGTCGCAGTTCACCGACCGCAAAATTATCGAGCGTCTTGGCCGCTCCTACAAGAGTGAGAGCAAGACCGCCGGCGCCGCCCACGATGCGGGTCAAATTAGTGACCGCGCCTTCCATGCCGCGCAACGTGCTGCGTGTATGTCGCTGGATGGTCTGACCGAAACGCTCAGTTTCGTCAGTCATCTTCTTCATTGCGCGGCTAGCCTCATTGAGGCTAACGATCTTTGTCTTTAATTCATCAACCCCTTTGCCCATCTGGCCGAAAAAGGCCAGCATTGCATCGGAGTCAAAATCCATGTCAGGCATCGTCGTCCACCGGCCTTAGCACCTGCTCCAGCCTAGCCGTCCACTTGACGTGACGCGTTATTTCAGAGAACGGCATGTCGAGGAACTCACGCGGATTGCGTCCATAATACTTGGCCAGCCGGTAGCAATCAAGGACAAAGTCGTCTGCTAAATCTCTGGAATAAAAAAACGGTGTGCCAGAGCAAGGGCAGCCATACCCCAGTCCTTGGTATGCATAGATTTGATCGTAGAAGGTGGGACCCCCGCAAGCCGGCTCATCATGGCGAACATTGCTTTGGTTTCGTACGTCATTTTCGGCATCTCGCCTGTCATGAAATCGATCATGACAGGCGTGCCGCAGATTTCAATGTCGCCAGCAGTCGGCTCTCGAAAGCGTAGCTCTTTGACCATGTCGCCGTGCGCGTTGACTTCCTTGCGCAACGTTATCACCAGATCGGTGGAGACTTCCGCTCCATTGACCTTCTTCGGCTCGTCAACAGTTTTGGCTTCTGTTTCGTCAGCCATGGTTTACCCTCCGTTATTGTATCTCGTCACAGCTGATGCCTTCCCATTTGACACGCACCAGACCGTCGCGGGCATTAATCGCAAGGGCTGATACGCACCAGCCCTCACGCAGCACGTAGGTCGAGTTGTTCGCCAGCTCGGCCGTCACCGTTACATTGACCTGCGCCTCGAAGTCCTCGATGGACAGGCCCGGCACTGTCGAAACGTCGCCCTCAATAGAGGGCACGCGCGGCAGCTCGCTGTAACCGTGAATGTAGTCCTGTCCGGCGAGGCCCGCCCGTTCGATCACGGACGGCGTGATCGTAAAGTTGCCGCGCAACGGGTACTGATTGCCGTCCACCTTGAGGTAGGCAATCCCAGCTATCCTCTGTGCCATTGTGTCATCCTTTCAGAATTGCCAAACTCTAGGCGGCTACAACTGTATCGAGCCCACGGTCGTACTGCAGACGGAACTGAGCCAACACAGCAAACACACGCAACTGGTTAACTAGGTCCGGCGGGTACAACACATTGACACGGTTTGGATCGTTCGGGTCACGCTCGACGATCAGGTTGGCCTTGAATGCCTTACCATTCTCGACCAGCCCGTTGAACTCGTCAATTCTGTACTGCGCAACGAGTTCGGCCTTGATGATTTTCGGCGTGACGATAGCCTGCCCGGCGCCGAAACGCGTGCCGTCATCAGCCAGCTTGTGACGCGGGTACTTGGACGTGATCGCCTGTCGCTGATTACGCAACAACTTAGCGAGCGTTGCCAGCGTCGTGACCAACTCGTACGCGTCGTCGGAATTTCCGTACAGATTGCGAGTGTAAGTAGTATTCTCGCGCATTACCATCGGCACGTCCACCGGCGTACGTTGTGTAGCAAGTCCGGCATACGATAGCGCATTCAGCTCCGACAGCAGGAACCTGAAATGCGACTGCGCCGGCAGACAGCTGGATAGTGACAAGGTCTGCAACGGACGTGCCGGATCGTTGATCAATGCACGTGCCGCCTTGGCTGTGTAGGCTGACGCCCATTCATAAGTCGGCGTCGGACTGCCCGGCTCAATTGCCATCACTGACATTTGTGCACTATTGCGCGTCTCACCGAACAGCAACAGGTTTGTATAGGTATCCCGCTTGGAGCTGAACAGATGGCCATAGTGCTGCCTGATAAAACCCCAGCGCCCAGTGTCGGAGAAGCCAAACTCCGTCTCCCATGCCAGCATTGACGTTGAGTCCGTAAACGGCATAGCGACGTAGTCGATTTCCGCCTCGCCGAGATTGCTGATTGCCTGCGTAAACAGCGGATCACCGGTGCCGCCAGTTGGCTGCACATAGGTCACCGTCACGCCGGCCGGTATCTGCTCGCCACCGACCGTGCCATAGTAGCTGTCCGTTATCCTGATTTCGTTGCCCATGACGCCCTTGTTCTTGGACGTTACAGTAACGATACCTGCTGCTGCTGTTGCTGTCACCGGCAGGTCTTTGTTAGCATTGATGGCCGCCTCGATTGACGAGCCAACAATATCAATCGTATCCGTAGCTCCGATATAGACCGGAACATTACGCCCAGCG